TAATACCAGGCGCAACCTCGTTACACAATGCATAGAAACGTAAACAGACCAGACAATGGCAAAAACAATATCTCCCGGCGTTTTTACCGAGGAACGAGACCAATCGTTTCTCACGCAGGGCGTTGAGCAAATCGGAGGCGCGTTTGTTGGCCCCACGGCAAAAGGTCCAGCATATGAGCCGACCGTTGTAACTTCGCCCGCAGACTACATTCAGACGTTTGGCAACGGAGGATTTTACACCGACCGGGCCGCTATCGAATACCTGCGCGAAGCAGGCCAAGCAACAGTTGTGCGAGTGCTAGGCGGAAGCCCGAGCGCGCGTGACGAAGAAGTTGCTGGATATGTTGATGACACGTATGAAGTCAAGCTGGATTCCAGCGATGACTTGGACGGCGTCACGGCTTCGGTGTTTGCGCCGACAAAAGAGGGAGGCGATATCGACACCGTTACAATTACAGGCGGTGACTTCCGTGACTTTACGCTTGAGATTTCCCTAAGCGGCGGCGGCACCAAAACCTATATGCTCAGCCTAGACCCAAGCGACCGAAACTACGTGAAAGACGTTTTGGGCCAAGACCCGCGTGGATTTACGGAGCTGTATGTTGCTGCTGATTTTGAAGAGTTTCACGACTTCGTGATTAGCGAGTGGGAGGGTGGAGCGCCGCTTCCGGTTGCTACGATCGAACGCCAGGACGACGGCGCCAATTACGATAACCTTGCGTTTGACAACGGGCGCACGCCGTGGATCGAAAGCCAAGACCTTCTGGAAAGCCAGCCGGCGATGACGGAAAAGTTTCGGCTCTTTCGTATCCATAGCCAGAGCAGCGGAACCGACAGCAACCGGGAGATTAAGGTTGCAGTTGAAAACATCCGTCTTCCCGATGACGTTCCCGGGGACAATTACGGACGGTTCGACGTTGTTGTTCGCGCCTACGAAGACACGGACGCCAATCCGGACGTTCTGGAAACGTTCACCGACCTTACGCTCGAACCCGGGCAGCCGAACTATATTGCACGGGCCATTGGAAATCGAAGCACCGAGTACACGGCAAGCGGAGCGCTAAAAATCCAAGGCGAATACGATAACGTCAGCAACTACATCCGGATCGAAATGAACGATGAGATCGTGGCCGCAAACGAAGACGGCCGCGACGACCGGGCGGGCCTTGTGCCTTGGGGATTTCAAGGCTACCAGTACCCGCTAGAAACCGACGGCTCCACGCTTCCCGCAGGCGTTAAGTATCGCGAGACGCAGGCAGTGGAAGATTACGAGTACGAGGTAGATTTGTCTGGATCCGGGGATGCTGGCGAATGGGTTCAAACAGGCTCCGTCGATCGCCCGTTTGACACCAATATTTATCACGGCGTTGACTTTACCTACGATCACAACGAAACATTCTTCGCCCCGCTGAGCGAAGCCGACGACGTTTTTGTCAGCGAAGGGTTCAACCTCAGCGACATTTACGAAGACAGCGCAAGCAATCGTCGCGAAGACCCAAGCACAGGCGACCGCCTCGGAACCACACAAGCCGAACGCAAGTTTGTTCTCGGATTTCAAGGTGGTTTTGACGGAATGGATCCCACCAAGCCACTTAACAAGGGCGAGGACATTACCGCCACAAACACGCAAGGGTTCGACTGCAGCTCGTTCAATAGCAGTGGCACGCTCGCATACCGAGACGCGTTTGGCGTGCTTAGCAACGAGGACGAGGTTGACATGAACCTGCTCGTGACGCCAGGAATTATCAAGACGCTTCACCCGGCCGTGACAGATGCAGGCATTCAACTGGTGGAAGATCGCGGTGACAGCTTTTACGTCCTCGATGCCGTCGGGCCCGATGCTAGCATTCAAGCCGTGACGCAGGCGACTTCGGACCTAAACAGCAACTACGCCGGAACCTATTATCCGTGGGTGCGGTCGCTAGACAGCACGACCAACCGAATCGTTGAGCTTCCACCGTCTGCGCTTATGCCACGCGTTTATGCGTTCAACGACAACGTAGGCTTTCAGTGGGATGCTCCGGCTGGCCTCACGCGAGGAGGCGTCGGTAGCGCAAGGGAAACTGTGGTCCGGCTCAACCAAGACCAGAGAGACGAGCTCTATAGCTCCAGAGTCAATCCGATCGCTCAGTACGAGGGCGACGTTGTGGTTTGGGGGCAAAAGACCCTGCAGGCCGTTCAGAGCGCTCTGGACCGAATCAATGTCCGGCGCCTCTTGCTTCGCCTGAAGAAGTTTATTGCTTCCAGTGCCCGGTTCCTCGTTTTTGAACCCAATAACGCCAACACGCGAGACCAGTTCCGAGACCTTGTCGTCCCGTTTATGGATCGCGTGCAGCAACAGGGCGGAGTTCAAAACTATCGAATCAAGATGGACGCGGAAAACAATCCGCCGGAGGTCCGAGACCGAAACATCCTGCGCGGCCAGATCGGCATTCAGCCAACACAGACCGCCGAATTCATCGACCTTACGTTTACCGTCCTACCAAGCGGAGCCGAGTTCCCTGGAGATGACGGGTAATCACCAACTAAAACCTAAGCAACAAAATGAGCAGGCTAACACGGTCCAAGCTGCGGCGGATCATTCGTGAGGAATCCCGAAAGGTGCGCGGCCAGCGCCGGATCAACGAATCCATTTCCAAGCGTCAGCTTAAGGAAATGGTCGACAAAGCGCATAATATGCTTCAGAAGGCACGGATTCAGGGCACCAACGATATCCGCAATTTTATTGACCCGCAGACAACGCCGGACCCCAGCAAAGTTGAGGGTTTGCGCAATCAGTCTATGGTTGTGGATGCCGTTGTTGAAGCAGACGAGGCAATCGTTCGCGCAATTAACGCGCTGTATGAGCTCAAAAACCAATTGAGATAACATGGCTGATGACGGAAAACATGCTCGGAAAAAGTTGCGGGAAATTCACAAGTTCTCCCGCATGCTTCTTGGTCGGATCCGCGAAGGCGATGACCTTCCGGAATGGATTATGGACAAGCTTGTTTTGGCCGCAAGCGACCTCAACGAGTCCTACCAATACCTAGACACAAAAACCAGCGATCACAACACTCGGAAAAAGGTCCGGGCGTTCATCCGGTCTTTGAAGTAACGGTTACAACGTCCACACCAACACACTAAACAGACGAACAAATGGCAGAATCAATTGCACCCAGAGAGCTCTTTTTCACGGAGTTCGAGCCGAAGATGCAGCGGCAGTTCTACTTTCGGCTCGGTACGACAGGAATCCCGCAGTACTTTGTGAAGCAGGCGGGTCGCCCAAACTATAGTTTCAACGTGATCGAGCTTCCGCACATTAACACGACACGCAAGGTTAAGGGTAAGGTGGAGTTCGGCTCCATCGACATCACGCTTTACGACCCCATTAGCCCGAGCGGCACGCAGCAGGTTATGGAGTGGGTCCGCCAGCACCACGAAGCCACAACGGGCGTTGACGGATATGCCACGACGTATAAGGAAGACGTGACGTATAACACGCTGGATCCCCAAGGCAACAAGATCGAGGAATGGGTGCTTAAAGGCGCATTTATCGAGAGCTTCGACCCGAGCGACGCTGATTTCGAGGGCGACGACCACGAAATCAGCATGACATTGGCGTATGACTACCCGATTTTGCAGTACTGATTTTTTGCACCGTACATGGTTGAAGCTTGTAGCCAAGCTGCAAATCCAACAACATAAAACCCTACCTCAATGAACGAACAACGACTACGACAAATTATCCGCGAAGAGCTTCGCAGTCTAAGCGAAGACAGGTCTCGAAGAGAGCTTCGGGTTCTGCAGTCTTGGCTGGGAGACATTGCGGACGTGGCGCCCGGTTTTGACCAGTCTCTGGCAGAACGGGTGGCAGACCACATGAACGTTCGGCTTTCCGATGAGGTTTTCATCGAGCCGCTTGAAATTGGCACTGTGTCTAACCTAGTTAACAACCCGGACATGGAGCTTGTTAATATCGGCAACAACTTGATCGTCCTGTTTTTCGGACCGGATAACCCCGGAATCAATCTATCACAGACCGTCGCGATAGGCGATAATAACGGTAGGCCGTTCTGGATGCTGTATTCGAAGCGAAATGCGAGGTGAACATGATATCGGTTAAAAATAGCAGGATCCGGCAAATCGTACAGGAAGAGCTGGCGCTCGACATGTTTTTGGAGGCGCAAGACTTCCGCAGGACGTCCGAACTGAACTCGTACGTAAAGGGTAGAAGCGTTGTCGGCTATTCAAACATGGGCAGAAAGCAGTTGTCGCTCGTGTTTAGCGACGGCGCCTCGCTTTTTATTGATGCCCTGGGCTGGGACGTGGAGAATGGTCGGGCCAGGGTTTCTTCTGCCAAAGACGCAGGTTCTTTCGCCGTTGGAAAAACCGTGGAGGCAGCAAAAATAGAGGAAACCAACCGCATCGTCGATTGCAAAATCAAGTTTCGTGGCGGCCAAGTGCTTGTTGCTGAGGATTTGAATGAGGTTTCGAAGCCCAACTGGGCAGATTACCTGGAGCCGTTTTTCAACCAGATGAAGAACGAGGAGGGCGAGCCGCTTGGCTTTGAGCTCAGAGCGCAGGACACTCGCAAACACGGAAAGTTGGTCGGGACCTACGACGGAAACGATATAGAGATTAGCAATATCTTGCAAACCCGCGATGGCGGCTACAAGGTCCAAGCGGACATGTCAGGTGATATGTTTAGCATTACCGCATCCACGCCGCATGACCTTGTGATGAAAACGGCTTCGGAAGCTGATAACTACACATCCTTCTTTGGATCACTCTTTTAACCCAAAACATTATGCCTAAATTAACCCGAAACCGGCTACGACAACTTATTCGAGAGGAGCAGCAAAAAATGAACGAGCAGCAAGTTCGCGGAATGCAGGGCGATGTGTCCGTTATGGCGCGTGGCCAAGGCGATTACCTCTTGACTGTTTCCCGAGCCCAGGGCTCTCAGACTGCTGTTCTTTCCAAGTCTCAGCTCCAAGACCTTATGGACGTAATTCTGGCAAAGCTATGACTGAACAACAGCTACGACAACTTATTCGCAACGAGCTTTCCGGCCTTAGCGAAGGAACTGGAGATCGCGTAATTGCCGGCCAGGTGGACCAAGCTCGCGAAAAGGTAGAGGATGGCGTGATTCCGCATCTGGAACGCCTTCTAGCCCTTGTCAAAAACCGTTACCCCGACATGAGCGGTTGGGTGGAGTCCGTGCTCGAAGATCAGGTAGACGTATACAGAGAACTTCAAGACCTAGAAAACAAACTCAGATCATGAAAGAACAACAGCTACGACGCATCGTTCGCGAAGAGCTTCAGCGCTTAAACGAGGGCGCGGCAAACGAAATCACCGACTTCCTTAGCCGAAACGGCGAAAGGGTCGGAGCCGGAGAGTTTCTTTACGACGACCTCCGATTCGTTTTGGACGGCATGGACGGCCTCTCTACGTTTGTAACTGTCAGGGATGGCGGCAGGTCGTTAGGCCACGCCAAGATTGAGGACGGGATGATTTACATGACAACCAGCGATTCGCGCCAAGCGATGAGCACGTCTCCCGTTGGCGAGTATGCCGGCGCCCGAAACCTTATCAATGCGCTTGTTCAACGGCTTGGATAACTAGTTATGAGCGACGAACTGACGATGGACGATCTCCCGGCATACGATACGCCGGAGATGCCCGACCAAGAGGAGGCAGAATACGACGGCCGCACAGTTACGCTTTATGACCCCTTTCGCATCGACGACGACGAGAAGAAGTTTGCCGTTTATGTTCGCAACCCGGATTCCGGGAACGTGAACAAGCTGAAGTTCGGGTCGGACTCGATGGAAATCAAGCGTGACGAGCCCGGACGCCTCAAAAGCTTCCGAGAGCGTTTCAGCTGCGACGAATACGGGCAAAGCGATAAGCACAAGGCCACGTTTTGGTCATGCCTGTTTTGGCGCAAAGACCTGGACGTATCCGACATTTTAAGCGAAAACAAAATCCACGTGAAAGAATCGACGGTTCGGCAAATTGTCCGCGAAGAGCTTCAGTCGCTTGATGAAAACTACTTTGTAGTGGTGGAGCCCGGTGTTGGGTATATTAGTAAAAACAACATGGGTGATATCAACTACAGAAGCTTGGAGTGGCAGGG